ACAAAGTCACGAACTACTGTAATGTATTTAGCTATAGGGGCATCTGAACTTACATCTGCAAAAGCTGTAGAACTATTTACGTCAAAAGACTGTATCTTTTCAGAGCCATTAGATGCTAGTGCTAAGTTACCAAACTGTAAGAATTGCCATCTACCAGTACCTGTATACCCACCTGATTTAGATTCGTCTACTAGAGATAAGTCAGTATTGTCTACTTTAAATAGTTTAGTAGCACCACCAGCAAAGATAAATACGTCATTGTCTAGTTTAGCAGAAAAGCAATTATTCAAGTCTTCTGAAGCTGCGCCTGAAAATATTACTGCTGACTTAAACGGACCATAACCTACAGCTAAAGGAATAACATTGTTGGCTTCTGATACTGTATCTAATATACTAGGTTGGTCAGGTAACCAATCTTTAAAAGCTATGCGTTGTACTGGCATATTAAGCCTTCATAATAAATGCAAGTGCAAAATAAGGAACAAGGTTAGCATTAGTACCGCTAGAACCTGCTGTTGAGTTAGCTACTGTAATGCCAGTAGTTGCACTACTTGTGTTTTGTGTAGAAGTTCCAGTCCAACATGGAGTAGAACTACCAGATTGAACTTGTAAAGCTGAATATCTAGTAAATGTATGTAAATGTCCAGGGTCTGTAACTGTTGCTGTATGAGTATGGCTTACTACAATAGCATCTTTACTACCACCAGTTTGTGTAGCAGAACCTGTAACTGTTGTTTTAGCTGTACCAGAGTCATCAGAAAAAGCACCGATAATGAATCTATTACGCAAGTCTGGTGTTGAGCTTGTACCATCACATAATAACCAACCGCTAGGAATAGTAGCAATTGTTCCTGACCACATCATAATCATACCAGTTACAAACGCATTACCCCATGTAGGTGTATTAGCACCACCTGCTGACAATAATACTTGACCGCTAGCACCTGCAGTTGCATCTAATTGGAAAGCACCTGTCACATTAAGCGTGCCTGATGATACTACTTGACCTGATGCAACTAATGTTCCTGCTACTGTAAATGGGTCACCACTAGAACCATCTTGTTGGTTTTTAAGTAATGACATTAAGCTACGAATAGCATTATTTACGTTAGCTGGTGAACATCCTTCAGCAATATTGATATTAGTTATATCTGTATTATCTGCTGCTGTTGCACTAAATTCTGAAATTTTGGTTTTTGCCATCTTTTATCCTTGTCTTAACCATATATCGTTACTTGGAGAAATATCAGTCCAAGTTTCTGTTCCTGCTGTAACTGTTGTCCATGTATCTGAAGAAGCTGATATTGGAGACCATGTATCTGTAGATGTTGTAGCGTCTGTCCATGTTTCTGCACCTGGAGTAACAGGTATCCAACCTTCACCTTGTCTTGTACCGTTAGCAGTTACACTTCCTATGCCTTCTACATAAGCAAAGCCTGCTAGTATAGCGTTAGGACTTGCAGTTACGATAGCAAAGGCATCTATATCTGCTACGCCTGATACTACATAACCACCTAATGCTGTAACTGTAGCAATTCCTGTAATAGAACCTGTTGCTGATTGTATACGGAAGCCATTAGCTGTAACTGTAGCATTGGCTGTAATAGAAGCATTGCCAGAGTTTAGTAATGAGCCTAATGCTGTTACTGTACCTGTTGCTGTGATACTTGCTGAAGCTAGTGCTATAGAACCGCCAGTAGCAGATACTGTAGCTGTTCCTGTTATAGATGCGTTACCAAATGTAGTTCTTGTAGCTAATGCAGATACGTCTGCAAAACCGTTTATAACTGCACTACCAAATACTAATGCACCGCTTGTGGTAACTGTGACTGTTGCAGTAGCGTTAATGCTAGCGTTAGATGTTCTAAAGCGTGTGCCTGATGCACTTACGGTTGCGTCTGCTGTTATTGCTGCTGCAGCTTCTACAAATCTTCCTGCTAACGAACTAAAGGGAGCTTGGGAAAAACTAGCTATTCCAAACATTTATTGCTCCTTATTCGTCTGCTGGTAAAGGGGTATTGCCTTCTTCAAGCCATGCTTTAAACTCTGGATAATCTTCTGTGCAAGTTAATCTGCATAATCCATCATCATCTATACGAGCATATATTGTTTGACCATCAAGACTTGTTGTAAGTATTTTATAAATCATAGTTCAGCACTCCAAGCAAGAAATGCGTTTGCTCCAGCAGCATCCATAGCTCCAGCACTGCTATTGCTTAATCCTGAAGAAACAGCAAAAGAAGTAAAAGCTCTGTCAACAGTTGCAGTTGCAAATGTTGGCACTGCAGAACAAGTGGTTGAGCCAGCAGCTCCACATCGAACAATTCTATAATCACCAGCAGTTCCACTTTGTTCTAAAGAAGTCGGTGCAGTTCTCATTGTTACTGGAAATTTATTTGCACCGTAAGCACCAGTTGTTGATATTGCAAAAGCTGTTTCCGTTAAATAACCGCCACTTCCTGGAGCTACTTTAAAATAATACCTCTGACAATTAGCCAATTCCTGATTATAAAGTCTGCGTTCAAACGGTGTTGCTGATGTGTTTTGCTCTAATTGGACACCTGTGATGTAAAGGGTAGCTCCATTATTTGCTACTAGATTTACACATCCAGTTGGTTGAAAATATGTACCAGAATTCCAAGCATTTCCGCCTCCAACATAACTTGAACCATAACCTAAAAGAAATGCTAGTCTTATACCTCTGCCATTTGTTGTTAACCATGTTCCAGAAGTATCTCCAGTAATTGTGATAGTTTTTTGTTCCCAAGTATTTGCAGAGTTTATTGTATAGTTTGTAGGATAAACTCTACTTGCATCACTATTAGATATAAACATACCAAAATTACCAGTTAATGAGCTATAAACCCAAAATGAAACAGTGATTGTTTTAGCACTTGCAGTTCCCCATGCTAAATCTGCAGCATTATATCCTTCTATATATTGTTGAAATTGAAAATAATCTGTTGATGTTACAGTATAAGCAGAAGTTGAAACCATTCCTAAATAATTAGTAAAACCTGATGGAGGAGTAACAGAACCTGCATTTTGTTGAACAGTAAATTTTGATGCTTGAGATACTACATAAGCCCACCTATCAACAGTATAGATAATATTTCCTGTAGTAGTTGTTGCAACACTAGCCCCAGCATTTCTCTGGTCTATCCTAAAATCACCATTTATAATACGGTTCTTTAGCACATAAGGTGATGCAGCAGCAGTTTGTAGACTACTGTCTGGGAATGTGACTCCGTTTGTTCCTGATATGCTAACAGGCATTATTTAATCTCCAATGCTTTTAAATCTTCTAATGTCGTAGCTGTATCAACAAGTTTAGTAATATCTCTTAATCTTTGTTTTTCAGCTACAATAGAAGATGTGTCTGCGTTAGACTCTAAAGCACGTTGAAATGCGATATCTTGAGCTAATAGTAATGGTTCACGTTCTTGACGTAATCTATCCTTAGTAATATCTTTAGCTTTGTTTATGTCAATAATTATTGCCATGTCCATGCGTTCCTAAATGTTCTGTCTGTTGGTATTTCTGATACATCTACAATGTTATATGCTTTGCCAGTTGGCACATCTTTAGCAGCAATTTCTTCAATCGTTAAACCACATTCTTCTGCTGGAACTATGATGCTAATTCCACCTTCGTCATTTTGATATATTATTCTTTGCATATTATTCCTTATCTAAATATAGCTATGTTGTTTTGCTCACAATCAACACTACTGCCAGCCGCAGACCTTCCTAAAATTCTTAAAGCAGATGTTGTTTTTGTAGTTGCAGTACCTGATGCAGAAGCACCAGTAATACGAATACCTTGAACGTAATTATTAGTTGCTGTAGAGCCTGCTGCTTGACCAAATACAGCAGTATAATTAGCATCAGGCATAGAGGTAGTAAAGTTTAACGTATAGTCACCTGCACCATTATCAGTAATGCTAGATATATTTCCACTTCCAACTATAGCAGGAGTACCTGTTCCGTCAAAGTTTATCCAAGCACGACATCCGTATGCTGTTTCTACTGAACCATAACCAGAGTTAAATTTAAAGTTAGCAGATGAGTCAAATTGACCGCACGCAGTACCACCTTCAGCAAAGTCTATAGTATCAGCAGCAGAGAAAAATATACCTGTGTTAGTGTCGCCAGAGTTAGTAATAGAAGGTGTAGATGCAGAGCCGTCTGCAAACTCTATAGTTTGTGCGCCACTTGTAACTACAACAGTACCACTTGTAGTAGGCAATGTTAGCGTAGTTGTGCCTGATACTGCTGGAGAGGATAATGTAACTGAACCTGACGTTGAGCCGTTAAGTATAAGGTTAGCCATTATTTATCCTATCATTAAAATACATGGAACGCAGTATGAACCATCTTCGTATGTAGCACTTACATAGTTAGATGTTACTTTTGCGATAGTAGATGAACGACAAATGTCATCTGCTTGTGGTTTGGCTGTGCCATCACCTGCTGACTCTAATAAATCACCATTTTGCACTGTAACACCTTGTGCTATGCGAATAACAAAGTCACCAGATTGTGCTACATAAAAGTCATAAGGATTATCTTCGTCATCAATATCATACATATCAAACACACCAGCTACAGCTTTAGATGCTACTGTAGTAGATACAATAGTCTTTGTAGCTTGTTCGTTAGGTAATGGTTCACCATCTTTTTCCCATTCACACATAGTATCCACTGACTCTAATACTGTGCCACGATATACTGCTGCTTGTGAAGTTTCATTGTAAAGCTGTGACCAACGAGATAAGTGACCACCGTTGTAGGATACAGTTGTACCTGATACTGAAATAGAACCTTCTGAAACCCCAGCTTGCCTAAAATCAATAAGTGTACCGTCACTTGTTTGACGACCAACGTACATTACTGTGCCACCGCTTCTATAAATTGAAGTAGCTCCAACTTGAGTTAATTGAATCCCAGTATTTGCAGAGCTAGCAATATCAATAGCAGTAGTAGTCCCTACCAACACATCACCTGTAGAGGTAATGTTTAGGTAATCTGACGCAACAGCAATATCTCCTGCTCTAAAAACTAGCGAGCCAGCTGCGCTAACTATTGTGTTCCACTGACCAACACCCGTTCTTATTTGAGATATAGCACTTTCTATAAAGCCTGTACCAGCTATAGTAAGCCTTCCAACAGGACTCGTAGTGCCAATACCTACATTCTGTGATGTATTTATAGTTACTGCTGTAGTACCATTGTTAGTAGCTAATTGTAGTGAGCCGCTATTATCAGGCTGTATCACTACACCATTAGTGGTAGTTGCATTTATAATTGTACTCATACTATCACCCATCTTGACGTAGAAGGCACAGTAACTGTAACACCACCAGAGAGAGTAATATCCCCAGCTTCTACAGAATTATATCCTGTAGGGAATGTGTAAGATGTACCTATAGTTCCGTTATTAACATTTAGTCCGTTAGATGCAGCAAACTGTGGGGCATAAGCATCACCATTAGCATCTTGATAAACAGCTTCTTCAGCAGGATATGTAACAAATACATTCTTTGTACCTGCACTAAAGTTTACTGCTGTGCCACCATTGCTAGACTCTAATATAGTATTACGAGCTAAAGTAGTGCCTGAAGATGTGTAAGTACCTAGACCTACTTCCCATTCTGAACCTAATACAATAGCGTAGTAAGTAGTATTACCATCACCGATAGCAGAGAATGACTGAAAGCCAGTAACTGCACCAGCAAGCGTAAACGTACCTGTGCCTGTAGTTGTACTTGTTTCCTGTACTCTATCTTTGACTACGAGAGCCATAAGTTATCCTTACGCTAATGTAACTGAAAGGTTGCCTGTTGAAATCTTAAAGATATCACCAGAGTCAATTGTTTTAGATGTATCCAAAGCGGTGTGATAAAGTAAATTACCTGATGTAGCAGCATCATTAATGCCTATCCATCCAACCACTCCCCAGCTAGCAGTCGCAGTAGGGAAGGTGACATCTGCATCATTTAATACGTTACCAGATGTACCTGATGCTGTTGCAAATGATACGGCTGTTCTAGCGTAACCAGTACCAGATGTGCTAACTTCTGTACCACTACCTGCGTCTGTAGGGTCTGAAGTCCATAGTGATACGTATACTGTTGCCGGTGCTGTGTATGTTGTTGCGTTTAGAGTAGCATTTAAAAGCGCATTCTCTAAAAAGTTACTCATTTCTGCCATGATTTTTCCTTTATCTTGGTGTTACGTTTAATGTGGTGTATGCGTATGTTTGACCTAAGTCGCTTGTTTTAATATTAGCAATTGCTCTATCGTATAATGCTGACCATGTTGCTACTCTAGGGTCATTCATAAGATACGGTTCTGCTTCTGCTAATGTTGCGTAAAGTAAAGCGTCTGGGTAGTATGCTAAATACAAGTTACTAGATGTTGTGCTAGAGATAAATGTAGGTTGAGCATAATATAAAATTTGAATAGTGTAATCAGAGTTTTGACTAGGTGCAAATTGGAACTCTGTACCTAACATTGTAAAGTAGTGTGAACGACCTGATAATGATGTTTGACCATTACGGAAAAACAAGTCAGGTGATTGATACTCTAAGATAATAGGTGGGTTACCTTGAAAGTGCATCTCTCTTAACTCTAAGAAGTCAGTAGGAAATGCTACCTTGTTATCTGTAGGAGTAGTTGTAGCTACTTTTAACATTCTTTCTGTTCTTAAGTCACGAGTCATTCTTAACTGTGCCATCTGAATAAAGTCAGGTATGACGCTTGTCAAGTCTGTTCGTGCTAAGTAACTTTCTACTGTAGTTACAAAGCTACTATAAGTTGTAAATGCCATCTAATTGTCCTTTTAATCTATCCCAGCACTTGTCCATCTCATCTTTATGCCATTCACTAGCAGCTAATGAGCTTAACCATGCTGTTCTGTCAAAATATGTTAAGTTTTCTATGTCTTTAATGTTATTGGATACAGGGTTTGCA